CAATGAGATAAATAGGAGGCCATGACCCATTGGCATCGAGTAAAATGGGATTCGGATTTAAAACAGTCAAGTCTCGATCATTATAAGTATTTTGAAAGGTAATTTTATCGGTATTGTCGTAAAAGAAAATTTGGCCATAATCGAGAGGATCTCCAGCGTTTGCCCCAATGCTGACAATATCCAAATGCCAGCAACCTGCTTCAGTTGCCACAAAGATACCGCTCACGCTAAATGTGGTGGCCGTTTTGCTGATGATAGTATAGTTACCATCATAAGAGGTCGTAGACTCAAGCGTAACCGCAACGCCCACACTTAACAAGGTAGTATCCGTGGTCGTGATAACAAGCTGACCATTTCCCCCATCACTAATACTTAAAATAGGAAAACAGGTAGTATCAGTCGAACTGGATATAAAAGTCGATTGCTTATAGAAAAAGTAATTGATTAAAGGGGTATTCGCTATACCAGTGCTTAAACTCATCTTATTTATCTGCTATGGTTGTGCCAATTGCTCCACCTATCGGTGCCGCTACTCTCACAGGGAACGTAGGGCCACTCAAGGCACGTTTAATCGGCTTCATGGTTTTATATAATGCCTTCATATCGCCTTTTTTAACTAATCGTCTTGCTTGGCGAAGGGCACTTCTACTCGATAACGCATCCGCCCCCATTCGACTGGCCAAATAAGCCCCCCCCATACCAACAGACGCAGGCACCGATAGATGGCCTAACATATGGCTACCTAACACAATGCCCCCTAATTTTAACGCTTCTCGCTTACTTAAGACAGGGCGTTTTTTTAATTGATCATTGGCAATTCTAGCACTCGTGATCAAATGAAATACCCTTTTATCATTATCATCCAGTACATTATTTAGAATATGAGGGGATATCTGTTTATTCACAAACTGATCATGGAGTTTACGAATATTAATGCCATCTGGGCTAATACCAAGTGATCGTTGCAGTAAAATGGCTTTGGCTTTATCTGGCGAACCTAATAGGTCATTTAAATGCTTTACTTTAAAGGTCGTTTTCATAGCATCCGAACCCTCATTTTTATCCAACGCATATTGATCAAGTATCTTTTGCCATTCACCATCCTTATAGTTTTGCTCAAGATTTTTACTATATTGTTGCGTTTTAGGATTCACAAAAAACTGTTTCCATTTGGCATAATTATTGCGTTGATCAGCCCAGTTTTTCTCTAATTGATCTAAAAGTTCCGCATGTCTTGGGTTGCCTCCATTAAACGTTTTAGACCATTCAATGCCTTTATCCAATGCTCCACTTAATCGATTGCTATAATGCTTTAATAAATCGTTTTCATCACCGCTTAAGTCTTTATTCCAATTGGCTAATTTATTGATATTTTGTCGTCTTGGTAGAAGATTCGCAAAATTAATATTGCCACCTACACGATTGACTTGACGGTGGACTTTATCTCGATTGATATTGGGATTTTTTGCGATCATTTCATTATCATTAGCCATTAATTCATCATTAATTCTCCCCAATTCATCTTCAAATGGTTTATTGACATACGTTGCATTTTGTTTGTGAAGGGTATAGGCATTGTTTTCAGGTTTTGACCAATTATTGGCTTTTCTTTCTGCTGTTTGATAGGCCTCTTTAATGGCATCTTCGCCAGTATCATGACCAATGATTCCTTTCAATCGGCTATGTAAAAATTCTGATAAAGGATACAAGGACTTGGCTAATACTTTTTCGGGCGTGCGTTTAAAAGGATTCAATGCACCTCCGATTGCCTCCCCTGCACTTCCTCCAATTGCACCTCCTATTGCTCCAGACTCTCTTTCACTGGTAGGGGATGTCGCAGCTCCAACGCCAGCTCCAACGCCAGCACTTCTTGCTACACTCCCAGCACCAGAGGTAAGTTTTGCTATGCGTGGGTAATCTTCGGCTACATCTAGGGCTTTTGCACCCATTTTTGTACCGCCCACTAATGCCCCGATTCCTTTTCCCGCCATACTGGCTAAGCCTTCACCTGCTGCGCCTGGGACTAAATAACCTGTAGCTTGGCCTAATTCATAAGGTAGGCCACCTACTTGAGTAAAATTATGGATTCTTGGGATAGAAGTTATTCCTACATCATGAGGAATATTGGCTATATTAATAAAATCATCACCAATACCTGCTCCATAATTATAAAGTGAGCCATGAGGAGAAGGTGCTTTCCCACTTGCCACATTTTCATGAGTAAGGCGAGGGAAAAAATCAGCTTTCTTTTCTTTAATCCATTGCTTCTCATTAAAACCTGGTGAAGAAGGTTTTTTTTGTGGTTGTTGGGATGATTCTTTATCCCATTGAGAACGATCTTGGGCAGTAATAGTATATGACATTTATTTAACCCCCAAAGTGATGTTTTTTTTGTTGATCAGACAAATTTTTGTACCATTTTTCGGCATCCTCTTTACTCTGAAACTTAGGCATACTTGATTCAGACTGGTTTTTCATAGTCGACATAGAGGGCTTTGAATCGCCTACTACAGTTGCCCATCCTTTATCATCTAGCAATAACGGATCAGGGCCTTTGGAATATTTTTTTCTTAATCTATTAACGATTTGATCTCGGCTCCATCCAGGATTTCTTAGGTTTAAATCACTGGCATCATTAGTCATATCTTGATACTTATTAACATAATATTTGGCTTTTTTAATAACAGCAGGTGGTAAGCCTGCCCATAATGTTTTCTCATCTCCGGAGGCTTTTTTTATGGCCTCTAGTAGCCTAGCAGAGCGATTTCCTGTAAACCCTTGTTGACGTAAAATTGCTTGTTCAGTTTTAATGACAGGAATGCTGGCAAGTCGAGCGGCTCCCTCAATTTTTGTAGGATTTTTATTAAACCACGCCAATAAACCTGAACCAATTTGTGCAGGTGAATAGCCCTCGACAGTGCCCGGTAATCCATACGCCTCATACCGAGTCATAGAAGGAGACATGAGATCAATAGCAGCGGTCGCTACTTTTTGTTTTTGTGCTAAACTTTTGGTAGCGGTTGTCGGCAAATAAGCCGGTGATTTGTCATCAAGATTAATACCTTGTTGTTTGGCGTAATCTTGAACTGAACTACCTTTATTTGATAAATTTCTTACTTGCACAGCAGATAATCCTAGTCGCCTGCCTAATTCATATTGATGATCTTGAATATCTAATGGTTGAGACTCAAAATCTTTTATTCCTTGACGTTGCATAGTGTATTGTAAATTAGGCGTTATCGGTTTCATCCCTGCATAACTTCTTGCTGCATTAAGATTAAAAAGTGAATTAAAACCTTGACTTGGTAGTTGTTGGGATGACATTAAACCATTTTGCGTAGGTACACTATTTGGTTGATTTTGAGATAACAAGAGATTTGTTGGTGATTGTTGGTTAAATTGAGGTATCCGTTGATTAACCGAATTGGTTAAACTATCTGTTGGCGATAATAATGGATTTTGTGATGGTTGAGTTTTGTTTGATTGTAATTGCCCCCCATATTGCATCGCTAATTGACGTTTAAATTCCAGTTGTTGAGCTTTTGCCTTGGAAAAATTAGCCATTTGCTTTTGATAGGCTATTTGTTGGTTGAGCAATTGGTTATGGAGAGGAAACATGGCTTTTTGTTCGGCTAAGTTTTGCTCCATTGCACGGCGTTGGGCGTTTCTCGCTAGTACACTGCTATCTTGATTAGCAACTTGACCTAACAATAGTAATGGATTAGTAGGTGGCGAAAATCCCATTATAATAAGCCCTCTATGCCACCTACAAACCCTGTTAACGCATTTTGACCTCTGCTTGGCTGTAAGGCTGCCTGCATTTGGGATTGATATGCTTTCTCCATCATGGCATCTTGGATTTGTTGGGCATTAAAGCCTTGCTGTTGCATCATGGTGGCCATTTGGTTTAAGTGGTTAGAGGCCATGTTGTATTGGTTAGTTCCTCGATCAATGTATTGCTGTTGCCATTGATTCTCTTGGCCAGCCATTTGATTTTGAAGTTGACCTTGTTGAGCCGTTGAACCTAACATGCCTGTATTAGCCGCATTGGCATTCATTTGATTTTGGGTATTGGTTAGTAATTGATTTTGATAGGGCGAATTAGTAAAACTGCTCGATAAGCGATTCTCAAGGCCAGCAGGATTCGCCATTTGATAGGCATTCATTCCAATTTGGCCTTTCCTTGCTTGATCAGCTCGTTGGAGGTACGGATTCCACTGATCAGATAACCCTTGCATTTGATTAGTGAATTGCTGGGATATACCTTGGTAATCAGGGGTATTCATATAACCAGTTAGGCCACTTAATAAACCCATCGCCATTGGGGCTGCGTACATCATCTTAAAAAGCCCTCCATTTAACTTCAGTGCCATCTAAATAGGCAACATTCGATTCATTAGTATCTGAATTAAAAACAATTGTGCCAAGATAACTTTTATCTTTGAAAGCATCAATTTGAGCTTGGGTAAACCCTTGATGTTTTGAACCATTTTCATACGTCTCACGCATAAAGCGAATAACATCGCTTAAAGATTGCTTGATATCTTGTGGGTTATTGCTAATCGGCGGTTGCGGTAATCTAGACATTGGGACCCCCTGTTAAATACCATAACCAAGAAATAGGAGGTACCGATTGACTCCTTTTCCATCGAGGTGTTTTTGCAATGGACATCTCATTATCGCCATTATCTCGCATGATTTGTTTTGCATCTTGTAAATCTTGTTCATAAAGCCAATTCAGTTTATAAAGCCTGCAAATATCTTTGGCTAATTGATAGCGAAAAAACTTAACGGCAAACAAAGGCCAACTGGATGGAATCGGTTGATTAAGATGAGTGATTAAATCAAGTGGCACATAACCCACCTCAAATTCATTGACGTTACTATTCACTGTTGGTACAGGATAAATATCAATCGCATCATTAAATCGATCAAAATAATACACGCTTGGCGGTCCTGTAATATTTTTGACTGCACTAAAATTAGCGAAATCCTTTTGATTAAGTTCTTTTATAGGGTAACTTGCATTGCCTTGGAAATACTTTACATAATTGACGGAAGCAATTCCTAAACCTTTCAGTTCTTCTGGCGTATTGACTGTCAGTTCTTGATAAAATGGCACCTCATAACGATATTGATCTAAAATTTCTTGCAACAGATAAGCCACCGCATTCACTGCGTTTCCATCGGGTTCAATGGGCGAGAACTCTCGATCATTTTTACCCGATAGATATAAGGCCTGCTCAATGAGAGAAGTTAGGGTGCGATTAGATAGCTGGGATACCACTCGTGCCTCGATAAAAAATACCTTGAAAATAAATAATAGCGTCCGCTGGAATTGTAATATCTCCCTGAAGAATGATTTGATTATTTATCAATATGCCTCCCAAAGCAGAAAAAACGGTTTCTACCCCTGGCGGTAAGGATGCAGGTACGTAAGGGAAGGCTAAATTAATAATCGGAATTGCAGGGTCTTGGCCTGATACTTTCCCGACAATTCCTACTTCAGATGGCAACGTTAACAACACGGTTCCGTTTGTAATAGGATCCGAGGGAGTGGCACTTCCACTCAATATTACAATTCCATCGTCTGCTGTTCGTGCAACCCCTGTAAAATCTTGCGTCAAAAATGCATCTGTATTAGGAATTAAAGGGTACGCTTTATCTAGGGCTTGTTTGCGTTCAAAATTCCTAATGTAAGCATCATCACTCATATCTTTCTCCTTTAAACATTGTCAGGAAGTTGAGTTGGCATTAACACACACCCATCTGGCACAACTAATAGCGGATTTAGCATCGACATACGGAAATTATTAATCAAACTTAAAACATTACCCTGGGCATAGGTTTGTAACATGATCTTTCTGTCTGCTGTCGTATAGCGACCAATAGTTGAGCCATACACATCATCTAATGGGAGTGCGTTAGCATAAAGACCTCTTGGTAAAAAGATGTTATTAGGCAGATAACCTGGCCAAACAGTAACCAGTGAACCAATCGCAGGCGTAATATTCACATTGGCGTGTTGGCTTGTTGCATCAATAGCATCTGATATCTGAACATCCACCGTGCCATCTCCATTACCATCGGCATCAGCTGTTACCTTAAAAACTGCAGTGTAGAATGTGGGTGCCTTAGCAATCCCTGTTACATATTTAACTGACTCTAAGGTTAAAAGTGTTCCCTCATTAAATACAAGGCCATTGGTACTAATCACACCGCTCAAACTTAAGGTCCTACCATCCGCACTTAGGCCTGTTACCGTGGGTTTATCTGTTGGTTCTTGGGTATATTGAGGGGAATTATTCACTGACAAAATGGTATTTACATCCATGACAACAAAACCTTTTAAGGTATTTGCTTCTGGCCATTTGTTATCCACTAAGGCAGGAAATGAAAAACGATTATTGAATTGGTTATTGAATGTATTCACCACTTCGTTGTAGTTTTTCTCATTAAGAACAGCAAAACGTCTACCATACATCCCTAAAGAGTTCATGAAGGAATGCGTATCATTCATGTATTGCACGGTCATTTGGGTTGGCATCTGATTAGGATCACTAATCGGGCAATAATAGGCATTCTTAACAAAACGTTCAGCGACTGTTCGCTCTAACTGATCTTTTAATACATCAAAGGAACTTTGAGCAAAACGATTCATTTTGTTTTTCATGTCAGGGTCAATTTCATCATACCCTTTATCAGCCAATATTTTTTGACTTAATTCACGAAATGCTTTGTCATGCCCTTTGATAAAATATAATATTTCATAGGCATCTGAAAACTCACCGGTATTGTAAATATCCACATCAGGGTCAATCACATAATTAACTGTTTTGGTTTGACGAGCCTCTGGCGTAATAACCTTCCCTCGCTGTCCGCTTGGATACCCCATAATTTCAATTCTAATGGCACCCCCTGTTTTATAAATGTTGGTAGGATTGCTGGCATCTTGTTGAAATTCACTCACCCCAATATCAGCATATTTTAACACCCATGAACGAAGACCAAAATAAGAGGCTGTGTATTGAGTAATTAATTGACTGGTTGCAAATTCATTGGATAAAGACATTCTTTATCTCCTTATGATTAAATATGATCTGTACCTAATCAGTCATTTAGCATTTGACAGGAAATGGATTTGACAGGATTGTACGTTCCTGAAACGAGCAGTTCACTCTGCTAATCGTTAAGATACCCTAGACTAGAGAACACCAGCCACGCACATCATACGGAGACAGTTCGAGTATAATAACTTGGTAGTTTTATTATAGAAAAACATTTTATTGATGTCAAGAAATTGAAAAATAGAACTTTTATTGGGTGAAGTAAATAAAAGAACCACAACAAAAGGAAGAAGAAGAGGAAGAAGAACCAATATAATAACAGACAAATACTGGTAAGAATACCCTAATATGCTGTCATTACCAGCATATTAGGGTGCATTAACCGTAATAAGCAAAGTCTTTTGCTACGGTATAACACATACATTAAATATATGTATCTATTATACCATATTCTGGCTTTGCCTCAACTTTTATTTTTGAGGAGTCTGTAATGACTATTAAAAATAGAGTTACTGTTAGGGCATATATTCGATACCGTTATTATTTAACGTTTCATCTTCTCCAGTTTCATCTTCTCCATCATATCATTTAAAGCATTCATTCGTTCATTAATGGCCTTAAAATACTCAAGGTTTTGTTGATTAGTTGCTACCTGATCTTCGGCTTTCCATTTCTGATGATCTGATGCTACCTTGACTTGACCTGTTTGACTTTCTGTTTGCATCTTCATTCTAGCCGTTTCTGCTCCATATTGAGCTGTTTTGGCTTTTTCTTGCTCACCAAAAGCTTTAGCTTGTAAATAATGTTGTTGCGGTTGTTGTTGTTGCATTGCCATTTGTTGTTGTTGTTGTTGTTGTTTTTGCTGTTCAGATTGAGCCTCTTGATAAGTAATTTGACCATTTGCATAAGACATAACAATAGGCGGAATCGATAATTCAGCACGCTTAGCCAAGACATTTGCATGGGGTATCTCGGTGGCTAATAAATATTTGTCTAACGATAAATTAGCAAATTGAGGCACGAGACTATAGAGATTTTCGAGTTCCTTCACCATGTTTTTATTTTTCATGCGAGGCGAAGGCGTTAACGTTATATGATATTTTGTGATACTTATAATGCGATTGACATTATTATTAATAATGATTTGGCCATTTGGTTGTTCCATTCTTTCATTAATAATAACTTCTTCTATTTTTCCTGCTTTGCATTTAATGTCTAATCGGCGTTCCTCTGTGTAATAAATAGGAATCATAAACTGCAATACTTTGCCCACTTGCTCGACACTGCATAAATGTTTTTCAATGGTGTCATTTTGCATGAGATCGCTTCTATCGAACATTTTATCTAACGCAATGCCAGAAGTAGCCTTGATTTGAGCAGAATTACCTTCAAAAAATGAACCTAAAATACCTTTCATGAAAGTAGGCGTTTGTAAAAAGAAATCAACAAGACCTTCGGGTAATGGCTGTGGCGGTTCTCTGCGGATACCTTGGATATCTTTTACAGCAAATGCCCCTTGTAAATTATTGATGTTTTCAAGCTTATTTTTGTTAGACTTATCAATATTTTCATGATTGATAAAATATTTATCGGCTTGAACATTTTTAATAATATTCCAAAGAGTGGCTCCTGTTGAATTAATCAGTATTTGACTGTCTTTGGCATACCATGCAAAAGGGCGATAATAAAATTTCTCTTTTTCAAAATCAAATATATGATTGCAAGGATTGAAAACAAGGGGCAAGTAAGGACAATTAATATTATCTTTTTTTTCTAAAAATTCCTCAACGTCTTCACAACATCTGATATAGTTTAACTTGTAATAATGACCTGTTTTTGCTTTTTGATTCGGCACGACATGATCAACAATTGGAAGAATTAAGTCTTCTCGTTTGTAAACCCCGGTATCTAGTTTCAAAAATCGCCCTTTCTTCCTTACCTTATACCAAAAATCAATAATATTGACATCGCCTTTTACAGACTTTTTCTCATTCGGGTAAATTTCATTAAAATAATCAACGGGCAATTTGTATTTTCGACCACAAAATACACTATCTGAAAAATCAGGGCATTTGGAGTTATAATCAAAAAAAGCGGTTCTTGGGTCTTCCAAGCATTCAATTTTTAAGATTTGGTTCAAGGTCGTGTTATTTTCATAAGATGGTTTAATATGGTAAATGCTATGACCAAAATCGAGTGCTTTATCTAATGATTTCTGAAAACTTGAGATATTGTCTTTATCGAGCATGAGATGTTTAAATATGCTCTGGAAAGCTTCTATTTCTTTCGTTTTGCAGTCGTTTTTGGAATAAGGTGTTAATGATACCCCATATTGTAATTCTTTTGCTTGTGATTTGAACATGGTTAAGTGCATAAGCAAAAAATTAAAGGTTAAGACTTCTTTTTCATCCAAACCCTGGACTTCATCAGTTTGCTTATTTAAATTAATAAATTCATTTATTTTTTTGCCACAATCAAAGGAATCTTGCATATGACTTTCATATTTTCGCTGAAGGTTAAAAATCTCTCGGCAAGTCCATTTCATCTATCTTCTCCGTTCAGATTTGATTTGTTCTCGTCTTCCACGATCTTGCCTTAATTTAGCAAATATTCTTTCCATTGAAAGTTTTTTATGATGATCACTTAAGGTAATATCAGCATCCTCCCAGCTAATATGATGATTAATGAGTAATTTAATGAACTCTTCATCTTTTATGTTATCACATTTCTCTTGCCAGTATTTGACTGTGATATCATCTGCTTTTTGTACTCGCTTATTTTTGATTATTTGATGTTCTTTTTCTTTGAGCTGTTTCTTTAGTTTTTCAATCTCTAAATCTTTATCTAATAATTGATCCTGAAGCTGGATTTTGGTCATCTTTGGCTTTTCAACCTCTTTTTTTTCAAGCTCTTGTTCAATGTTAGTCATTAGTTTCTGTTCAATCGTCATTTTTTACTCCTCTTTGATTTAGATTTACTTAATACGGTATTGGCCTTTCTGTCAATAACCGATTTTTGGCTTTCTGATAACTTCCCTTTCTTTACCATTTGCGTGGCTCTGGCCTTGGCATTCGCTGCGTGAGACTTAGACGCTACGGCTTTACCTCCGCTCATGACCTTGATAGGATACTTTCGTTCTTCAGGCATTGCAAAGGCACTTTTGGGTAATTGGTTGCGGTTTTTGGTTGTGAGTTTACCGCCTACTTTCTTTTTCATTAGTTATCCTCCGTTACGATAAAACCTTTTAAGCTTACAAGATTTGCAAAAGTAAATAAATCATCGATTAAATACACCTCAATATTTTTAGGGTCAGTTAAAATATTACTAGGTTTTTCGAGTCTCGCACGAAAACAGTTAATTAGTTTATAAATCAAAAATTCAATTGTTTGATAACTTATACCAGGCATTCCTTTTTCATTGTATGAAATGTTTTCAACTGGAAAAACACAGTTTAAATCGAATGCGTAGCCATGAAATCGTTTCGTTATAATATGAATAAATTGACATTGTGTATTTATTCCATTACATAAATCTACCACTCTATAAACTTCTGGATAAAAAACCTCCGAAGGATTAACCCACGTTACTTTTTTTAACTTTAATTCTTTTTTGATGGTAGCGGCTATTTTAGCTTGTATATTCATAATTTTTCCTATTACTAATTTAATATATACTGAATATGATAACTATACTGGGTAAAATCTTCAATCCATGCTTTTATTTTAGATTCCACATCTAAAATAGAAGTGATATTAGATTTATGAGGTTTTGTCAAAATCACTCTACTGCAATTATGATGAATAAACGCAACTTTTTTCATCATACTCAATGATTGGTATTCTTCAATAATATATTTTTCAATTGATTCTATATCCGTTAATTTTAACCAAAACTTATCTTTTATATCTAGAAATTCATACCAGCTGATTAATTGAACTGTTTGTCCTTTTTTAGGTGGATAAATTCCTTGGTGATGGATTAATAAAAACTTATCATCGGGGGTAATCGATAAATAACTATAATCAATATTCATCATTTCTCCTTCTTATAAAGTCTGTCAATTTATTTTTACCTCCTTTAATGCAATGATATTTTTTGAAAAAACTATTTTATCAACTAGTAGCGTTTGTACTGCATCGACAAAACAATCGACTTGGTCATCATGTTGGGATTGTTTGTTTTTGTTCTCTGGCGAAAAAGCGATCACTTCAGATACAAAATCAAGATAATAATCAGCTTGATTATTGATATAAACATAGCCTTTTTCCACATAACCTTGCACTTGTTTGGCTCTAAAATACTTGTCTTTGGTTCGTTTGACTTCATGCACCATTACGTTTAAATCCTCCATCTCTTCTAGCATTTGAAAACCAGCAGCGGCCGCTTCAATTACAATATATTGAGGTTTATAGTGTCTAACTAGGTGATTTATCAACGTCATTTGTAATTTAATTCTGAATCGCTCTCTTAGTTGATGAATTAAATATATTTTATTTCCTTTCAACCCCCATACTTGAAATACAGTATAATCATTATGGGTTTTGGTTTTACATGCTGTATCCGTTGTAATGATTTTAGCATCAAAGTCAGCGGGTTCAATGGCGAATAGATTAAACCATTCTAACTTAAATAGTTTTCCTGGGCTGTTGAATGCCCAACAACCTTCTTGGTAAGCCTTATTATTATCTGTAAAAGACAACTTCGATAAATAGGTAGGGTCATGTTTTAAAAGTTCTTGATTATCGTTAAGAGTCGCTGAAATAAACGTTAACGATAAAGGCTTTTGAATTTCGACTTCTTTTTTATTAGGTTCTTCTGCTCTTACTTTTTTCTTTATCCATGCCCATGCCTCATTATAGCATTTAAAATAATATTTGCATTCTTTAAATGATACAATATAAAGTTTTTCCCCTTCTCTTTCAGGAATGGGCAAATAAGTAGGCGGTTCTCCGTTGATTCCTTTCGTATCAATCCAATACCATAAAAGGTCTCGTACCCAATTAGGCGCTGGATTACATGTTGCACGAATGTAGGGCTTAACGCCTGCCGTTGCACTACGAGTTCTAGATACTAATATCCAAAAATCATTTTCATCTAATTCTGTTAACTCATCAATTAAAACACAGGCAAATTGGGTACCCATATATGCCCTTGCTCCTTTACCAGAATTAAGGGAAGCAAATTGCCATTTTGAGTTTCGAGCTACTCTAAATTCAGTAGGTTTTTGATAAGCTCTGTAACCTAAGTCCTCCATGATAGCAGTGGCTTGTTTCCAAACACTGCCGGCTTTGTTCATTTCAATTTGTCGGTTTCTGATCGTTAAGCAATCGCAGTTTGTCCGTGGTTTTTTTAAACCTTCAAAATATAGTTGGAGACCACACAAGATAAGTCCATAGGTTTTGCCGCCACCAACCGCACCCCCATAAATTACAATATCCGCATCACTTTCTAGAAATTGTGTTTGTTTTCCGGCCTGCGGTTTATACATCTATATTAACCGCCGAATGCATTAAGTAGTGCTTCTTCTTTTTGGCTTTTGTTTTTAGGAAGCGTTGCGTTTGAATGCTGTGAAAGGTCTGGGGCTTCATTTTTGGGTGCTTCTGTAATAGCTGGATTATCAACATTACTTAAGTCAGTTATATCTTTATATACTTTATCGTAATTTTTTAATGCAAAATTTTTAATTAATTTATTTCTTAAATCATCATTCTTTAAGACTTCTTTCATCATCTTTTGTTGAACATTATCTTTATAACTATTAGCAATGTAATGCAAGATTTCGTATGTTGGTTCAGTATCATATCCCCCATTTTTTTGTTGAATATTATCCGATAATTCTTTTGCTTCATTGTCGCTACTAACTAGTTTATTAAACGCTTTTTGATATTCTTGTTGTTGTTGCATTGCCATTTGTTGTTGTCGCTCTTCTTGCATTTGTTGGGATATTGTTTGCCTTATCATTTGATGTTGATCGTTTGGTTGTTCTGGTTCTGGTTCTTGAGATTGAGGTTGAGGCGGTTGTTGTTGTGCCATTAACTGTTGATGTTGTTGCTCTATCATCTTCACTTTTTGCTCAAGCTCTCTAGTTTTCGTAACTTCTGTTTGTACTTTCTTTTGTTTCTCTTTGTTAGTTAACTCTTCGTTTGTTTTAGTTTCATCAGTCATTTAATATCACCTCTTCTTTAGTTTCTTTCATTTTTTGAATCTTTACTTTCCATTGCTTGTGCTGTATCAGTAAGTTTTTTTGTTTTTCCTGTAGTTTGTCAATTCTCTTTTCCCATGCTGTTTTTTTCTTAGTCATCTCATCATCTCCTACCTAGACAGTTAATTATTGTTAAATTAGTAAAAATGCTTAGTTCAAAACGCAAGCTTACTCCATAATTGCTAACTGTGTGATTCCATTTTAATTGCCTTAGTCTTTCAGCAGTCTTGCTAAGATTTCTTGACACAGAATTGCCATAAAGAATATTATCTTTGCTTATACTTAAAAACGCTTTTTCAGTCTTGTTCGTCTCGCCCTTTCCTTGTGTAATATTTAATATGATTTCTGATAGTATCGCTCTGTCTGTCAGCTGCTTTGATAAGTAAAAATAGTCTGTTTGTATTGTAATTTGTTTGCCTCCGCTATAGTCATCAGTCAGCGAATAAATGCCATCTTTTAAAGCTACATCGCCGCGCACTGATCTAGTTTGATAGCCAACCCAAAGTTGATTAGTTTCTGACCACTTGTTCGTTTTTGGACAATAAACAAATGAGATATTGTCGTTTATAAACGACAAGATATAAAAGTAGTAGCCTTCAAAATAAAAATAGCTGCCTTGCGCCTTAGCCGTGTTGTAGCTTGTGAACAACTTCTCTAGGCCATCATTTGTTATAATTCCTTGGCCTTTTTCCTTGTCATATACTTTAACCTGGCCGTTCTCTGTCAAAAAAAACATTCTGTTATTTTCGCTTACTAAACTTGCCGTTGATATACAGCCTAATTCATCTCTAAAACTTGGATCTTGCGAAAAAGGAAAGTCAAACGTTGTTCGTTCAATTGATGGAATCCATCGCTGAACCCCTTGTAAGCCAAAGATGAATAGATTGTTGTTCCAATGCTCAACCCCTGTAAGTTCGCCTAAGCTGTTATCTGTAAGCACAACCTCTTGCCCATTGTACGTGAACGCATTGTTGGCCGTTGAGACAATCCAGCGCGATTCTTGCCCTATTTTTCCTACAATTATAATGAAAGTATTTAGTTCAGTTACATCAACTGCTTCAGTAAAATCAAAGCCATTTTGTAGCCCTAAAACTTCAAATGATTGGCTATTTTGATCGTAAGCATACGCCCTAACTCCATCCACAATCACTATCTGACCTTGTGCGTTTTCTGCTATTCTTATCGCTAAATTTGTCTGACCAATGCTCGCAATATTGACCGCTTGCGACCCATCAATCTTTAAGAAATCTCCCGATGCTACTGCAAATAAATCGGAAGTTATAGTTGAGCGATAGACTGCCCGAACATCAGATAAAGCTATTTCTTGCGTGAGATTTGGCAGCGGTTGGATATGAGATTCTGCTGTAACAAACGCTTCTTTTAGCCTTGGATTTGATACTTGTATGTCAGTATTTGGTAGCGTTCCTTGTGAGATATTTATAGGTTTTAACATGCTTTTTTAGCTCGTTTGTTTGCTGGTAAAGCCGTCTTTTCTGATATGATTTTAGCCAAGGTTTCTTGTACGCTTCCATCTCTGTTTATACTAATCTTTCCATGCAATGCTTCTACGATTTTAGTCCAACACTCAAATTGCCTAAAGCTAATGCGTTTATCAGCAATTGACTCAACTAATGCTAAGACTCTTTGCTGCCTTGTGCTGTTGCTATCTCGCATAACTGCTAGCGATTTTTCATCAAGATAAGCATCAGAAAACTTAGAGTCTTTAATCGTTCTGCTATACTGTATCATATAGTTTGGATTACTCGTCAATGTTACTTGTATGAAGTCATCTCTTGCACATATCGCACGATGATAAGCCTTAAAATTGTCCGTATTTTCAGCCAAAAATTTATAAAAAAACTTGACATCTATCAAATATTTATCACACGCACGATCTGCATCGCAGCACAAAGTTTTTATGCGTAGCAAAATATCATTGAAAATTTTTAAACTAATCGCTTGACTTTTCATTATTTGTCTGAACCAAACTTAATTGTAGCTTATTACACGATGTAAGAGAAGATGGGCTGCTAGTAAGTTATTTTATCTCTCTCGCAAATCCAATATTTTACACAATAACACGTAAACAAATTACAAATCAAAACTTGCCTAATTTGCGTTAGTTGCTATACTATATATATAACGATAAATAATATATTTATCAAATACTTAAATTAAAATTTGGAGAATTATTAAAATGATTTTATACAGCAACGTACAGCTACAAGACAAATCAAAATTTGTTGGAAAGCTACACATTACAGCTAAATTTATTGATGATTTTAGCTGTAAAGAAACTATTGCACACTACTACTACAGCTTAAAAGCTAAACGTGTGTACACGTGTGATCACCAATTAACTAACATTTGTTACTATAATAACGAAGAAGTTGAGCAAGAAGAGCGTTACAACATAGCACTTTTCAAGCTTGAAAGCGACATAATTAAAGAAGCATTAGAGCTACACGCAAAGCAACAAAAAGCAAGCTAAATACCATAGCAAAAAAGGACGGCCTTTTCCTTTAGCTTTTTGGCGACAAAGAGCTAACGAAAGAGCGGACTATTATAACTTAACTTTGAAAAAGGAGTACATAACATGCAAGAAAATTGGCTTACTTCACGAGAATATAGACAAGTAATGAATAACTCGCTGAAATATTATAAAATGCTAGATAATTTCTTGACATATCATTCATTAATTCATACTGAAGATCATAAAGTTTTTTATGATAATGGCAGCGGTTGGAAATTTCAAGGAGTTTGCAATAAATTTTGGAACGAATCACATAGAAATCATTTAGAAGACTGTATAGCAGCTAATAATATAACATCTGATGATATTGATGTATTTGCCAAAATTTTTGGATATAGTGATAAAAAATTATGTCAAAAAAAATCTCAAATAATTTACAAGGTAATTGTTAAACTCAAAGAACATAAAACTAAAAAATTAGGCGAGTCATTGGACGAAGTATTACAAGATTATAGTAAATACTATCAATCAAGTGCTAGAAGAAGTTGTATTTTACTAAGTATTGTTTTATTTATTGAAGATAAATTAGCATAACATACCAACACCAAGACGGCCTTTTCCCTTAGCTTTTTGTAGCCAGAAAGCTAACGAAAGAGCGGATTACTATAAACTATAACTAAAAGGAGTATATAACATGATGGGAATGAGGGGCGGAGCAGATGTAGAATATTACAGATTTGTAAGGTCTTGTGATCCAAAAAAAATCAAACCAATTTTGGCACCCATGCGAGATGTGTTTTTTAATTTATTAAAGAGAACACCTGATCAGGTTTTTAGTGCGGGGGATTTATTTAATCACTTTTTTTTAAATGAAAGAATAGTAATTTATTTAGAGGGCATTAACAGTCTACTAGTTACACTGAATAGACAAAAAATAATGAAAAATTGGAACATATGCTATAAAGAAATGAATAAGGCAATAATAAGAGGGTTGGAGCCATATGGCGGTCGCTGGAAAGTTTATAAAATACACAATCCCATTATAAAATTTCAAAGTTTAAAAAAAATACTTCATAACGAAGAAATAGAAAATATAACAGTAGATAAATTGTTTAAAAACAAAGGGTTATTATTTTCAAAAAATGTCTTAGACCATCATCTTAAAAAACATGGAAATAGTAAAACGACATAACAAAATAATAAAGTTGCAAGGAAGTAGCTAACTACCCTAGCAGGTGCAAAGACGGAGGGAGGGCATGGGGCTTTATAACTTAAATTAGGAGTATAACAAATGAAACAAGATTCTTTATTAATAATTGCTTCAAGAGAAGGTGATATAGATAAAGTTAAGTTGTTGATTGACCAGGGAGCAGATATTAACGCACTGGATGATAAAGCGTTGCGCTGGGTATCAGATAACGGTCATTTAGACGTAGTTAAGTTGTTGATTGAAAAGGGAGCTAATATTAACGCAATGGATGATGAAGCGTTGCGCTGGGCATCAGAGAAGGGTCATTTAGACGTAGTTAAGTTGTTGATTAACAATGGAGCAGATGTTAACGCAAGGGATGATTATTCGTTGCGCTGGGCATCATATAACGGTCATTTAGACGTAGTTAAGTTGTTGATTGAAACGGGAGCAGATGTTAACGCAATGGATAATGAAGCGTTGCTCTGGGCATCAAATAACGGTCATTTAGACGTAGTTAAGTTGTTGATTGACCAGGGAGCAGATGTTAACGCAAGTGATGATTATTCGTTACGATGGGCATCAAATAACGGTCATTTAGAGGTAGTGAAATATTTGATTGACAATGGAGCTAATATTAACGCAAGGGATTATTATTCGTTGTGCTGGGCATCATATAACGGTCATTTAGACGTAGTTAAGTTGTTGATTGAAACGGGAGCAGATATTAACGCACTGGATGATGAAGCGTTACGATTGGCATCAGAGAAGGGTCATTTAGACGTAGTGAAATATTTGATTGACAATGGAGCTAATATTAACGCAAGGGATGATTATGCGTTACGCTGGGCATCATATAGCGGTCATTTAGACGTAGTTAAGTTGTTGATTGACCAGGGAGCAGATGTTAACGCACTGGATGATGAAGCGTTACGATTGGCATCAGATAACGGTCATTTAGACGTAGTTAAGTTGTTGATTGACCAGGGAGCAGATATTAACGCAAGGGATGATCAAGCGTTGCGCTGGGCATCAGAGAACGGTCATTTAGAGGTAGTGAAATATTTGATTGACAATGGAGCTAATATTAACGCAAGGGATGATCAAGCGTTGCGCTGGGCATCAAATAACGGTCATTTAGACGTAGTTAAATTATTAAAAGATAAGGGGGGGGATAATTGATGAAAATATTATTAAATAATTTAGACGATGAGAAACTAGAACTATTGCTTAAAGAAATAATAGCAAGTCCAAATGTTATTGGAGAATGGGAGTACAGCTTTTTGTTTGATGTAGTTAAAAAAGGAGAGCCACCTGTCACTGGCTCTAAAATCTTAATGAGTTCTATTAACATTTTAGCTAAATATAACGATCATAACAAGCTTGAAAAGATAAGCATTGATAATGACAGCGACTACTTAATAACACGAGACGACAACTTAGACTATGTAGATAATTATAACCAAGAAGATATCAATAACATTGTATTAGTTAAAGTGCAGGATTTTTTAGAAAGAGGTAATCAAGATGAAAGATAAACACGATATAGACGCATATATTATAGCACAGTCTATAAAGAACTCCATTATTCACATAAAACTTTACGTAAAAGACCATAAAAGTTTATTTTATGGATACTATAAGATGGAGTATTGGATAAATCATGGTGCGTTTGTATTTGAAATAGATTGCATAAAACATGAGGATGATAAAGAAGAAAATTACAAAGAACTTAAAATGATAGGACATTCATTCATGGAGTATTTAAACAAGTATAAGTACGAGATTGCAGATGAATCGATAAGTAAATTAGGACTATATCAGGAAGAGGGGGCAACTGATGAAATTTGAAATAAAAAAATTACTAGCAGAGATAGAGAATCATCTCATAGATTATCAAAATAAAATACCAACACAGCAAACTTTAGTTGAAAAAAATAGAGCATTAAATAGATTGAATATTAAATTTATAGCTATTTTAGAGGGTATTCGGCAAATAATTGAAGAGGAGGAAATCAAATGACGAATAGCGAATGGATAGATATGCTGGAAAAAGATAACTTACTATGGCACGTTGGAGACAAACATAAATGTTCTAAAAAAATAGAAGAGCTAAAGGATAGACTGTCTAAATTATCGAATGAGAAGTGGCAAAACATACTCGATGCAGATATGGAGAACCTCGCGAGAACTATTTTATATATCTGCAGACTAAATGGTAACTTAAACTTATATCACGCATTTGAAGACTACGGGTTAAAAGTTTATTTTGACTGGATAGAAGATGAAATAGACTATCACCTACGTTGTGCAGTAAATTCAGGAAAAGCAGCTCAAGACACGATCAAATTAAAAAAAATGATAAAAGAACAAAAAATTGATTACAAATTAAAGGAGAAAGCAAATGATTAACCACGAAATACGCAGAACAGGCATAGGAGGCAGTCAAATAGCTGCACTATTACCCGACAAATACCGCCCATATTTATTCTCAAACCAAACGCCATTGGCTTTGTATCACTACATAAAAGATGGCATAGGACAAAAGGATAACCCAAGCTTCAAAGACGGTCGTGAGATGGAAGCTATGATCTTAGACGCTTATGAAGAGATGAATAACATAACAGATGAGGAGGATAAGGAAACGCTAAATTTACCATTTGAAGACAATGACGCAACTAAGTTACTGCTAACTGAATATGAAAGCAAGACTAATTTAAAATTGCAACGAGATGTTAAAATGACATCCAAGGTCAACTCAATCTTCAAATGTCAGATGGATGGCTATTTGCCTGATAAACGATTAGTAGTAGATGCTAAAACGACTAGATTCTTAAAGCATAATCTTTGGAAGAATGATGGCATACCACCAGGCTATATAGCTCAACTACAGTGGTGCATGGGGATTAGTGATTCGCTGGAAGGGCATATTATCTGTCGTGTGCTAGATGAAGCCAAAACAACGATCATAAGAAAAATGAAACGCAGCGACAAAGTTATCAAGAGCCTCCAAAACAAAGCGGTGAAATTCTGGAATGAACATATAATACCAGGCATACCACCCAAGCCACTCAATCACTATGATCATATAAACTTTGCTAATGTGCGCTTCATAGACATTGATAAGCACCCTCAAATTGCCTCACTTTGTCAGGAATTTAGAGAACTTGACATCATGACCCCTTTCCGTTGGCAAGGAGACCAAGCCATGACCTTTAAAGAAATAATGAAGCAAATAAATTCGAGGAAAACAGAATTGGGAGAGAAAATGGAAACAATATTGGGCATCAAAAAAGGCGAAAAATACACAATAACTCGATTAAACAAGGGCAAAGCGGATAGACTCTTTTGTTCTTATTGGGGTTACCGCAGAAAACGTCATCTGGACATTTCAATTTTAAAAAATCATGGGATAACAAAAGAAATCCTGGAAAAACATATCTATGAGGAGGATATCAACGCTTACCGAGTCAGGAGGAATTTAGATAAATGAATAAAAAATTAAATCACTTAAGGATGGGATTAGTTTACAAGGGAGATTATGGGGACAAACAAGGCCACGGCATATTTTACTATGATACTGGGGCATTAAAATATAAAGGGGGGGTTAAAAAAGGCAACGCTCATGGGTATGGTAGACGATATCGAGAAGATGGGGAAACCATATGGCAAGAGGGAATGTTTAAAGACGGACAATATAGGGAGGAGAAATGAATAAAAGCTTATTACAAAAATATCTTACATGTCCAGAAAAAATACTCGATGCGTTTGAGAAAATATTATTAGAATCAAAAAAACCCTTAAGAATGAGAAGCTTAATAAAAAAAACACTTCATATAAAAACTGCAGAATTGCCAACAAAACATGACCGCCTGTTATTGTGTCTATTCAATAGCACGTATCATATGTTGAGTTATGACAAGCGGTTTGAGTCTAGAAAAATAAAAAGGAGAGGAGTTATCAAAGAAAATTCATTTACATATTATTATTTAAGGAGTAAATCATGAGTCAATATGAAAATTATCCTTCAACAGATATATATCTATCAAAAATAATAGAGATTGAAAGGGGGCTGACTAAAATGATTGCACGTGAATCAGACTACTACAAAAAGTTTAATCCAGACCTTCTCGAAGCTTGCAGGAATTTCTTCAGATACTTAACCAAGGACGATAAAAAGATATACAAGTTTGCTACTTGTTCACCAGAGTCATTAAAAGATTCTTTGAGGAAGTATGTCGTTTTATCCCTGAAGATGCGACCAGGCGGCGATAACTTGTACTTAATACCTTACAAGAAGGTATGCAAACTAACGATTGGCTATAGAGGACTAGAGCAACTATTAATGAGAACTAAATCCATAAAATATATAAAAAGTATGGTGATAACTGATAATCAGCGGTGGTCAATAGTGGATAGCGTTCCCAAGGAGAATATAGCAGACGAGCTTAGAGAGGATGAATTTGATGAGAAAAACATAAAAGGAGCGGTAGCTTGGATAAAAATGTTAGATGGAGATATTATCTCGGAGCGATTGACAAGCAAACAAATCCAGCAAGCCCGCAAAAAATCAACTAACTCTGCTGATGATTCACCTTGGATATTATTTTATTCTGAAATGGCGAGAAAGACAGCTATTAGACGTTTAATCAAGCACACCATGGAAGCTGTCTACTTTAATTTAGATGAACGTTTAGAGAAACAATTTGAGATAGCATTGGAAGAACAAATACCGCAGGAGGAAGCGGTAGAGGAGGAAATTGAATCAGACGCTATCACAACATTAGAAGACTTCGAGGAGGGGTTAGACGATGAATAAAGAATTTGATCTAATGACGTACTATCAAGCAATCGAGTGTCCTGATAAAGTGCTAACGCAATTTGTCAAAGATGAATTAAGTCTTAGCCAGATGATAGCTACTTTCACTAAAACGCTCATCAATCAAGAGGATGTTATGTATCTGGATAACCAAACATTGAAAGATGCCCACAAAGCCTTGTCAGTCATAAAGGATGTGTTAGAAAATTATATGAAAAAATCCCCTATACCAGCACCAGAAGGATATCATCATGCTTAATATATTTACGATTTTTATGGGTATTCTTGGTCTATTTGGCTTGATGATGATGTGGTATAGCTGGCTTTCATGGACTAAAGAGTTGCGATGGTTTGAGAAGGCATCGTTGACGTGTTTATGTTTGTTTCTAACCGCAAGCTTGGCGACTTGCTGGTGGGTGGTTATCTGTAATTAAAGGAAAAGGCGGTTTACTTTAATTAGGAAAGGTTTTATTAAAAAAAGTTTAATGAGGAGAAAAAATGAATTGGGATTTAATGAGTATCTATCAACATTATATATTCGATAATGATAATATAATGTTTATTATTGTGGTAATAGCTAGCGGTATCGTCGGCTGGCTAATTGGGTTAAAAATACAAGATTATTTAGACGATAGAAAAGAGAAACAAAAGAGGAGAAAGAGGTAATATGAAAGATGATATACTAAAAGAAATGGACATAAAAATGGCAAATTTTATGCTGCAACATGGCCTTAGTGATTGGGAGACTTTAGAGTGGCTTCCAGACAAAAACTGGCAGTGCTTAATAAAAAGAAAAAAACGGGTATCGTATTATCAAAAACTCACAAAAGAAAAATATCAACAATTTAAATCTGAAAAAAACGGAAAAGGAAAAATACATGACGCATTAAAAAAAGACTACGATCACTGGTGTCATAATAATCGGATGAAGGATTATGAGGAAGATGGGGTGGAGATTCTATGTTTTGATGATATGGACCCTTATATAGAATATAAATTCATATTAAAAGTGCAGGAGGAAGAAAGATGACTGATAAAAATAAATATAAATGCCCGTGGAAGGTTGAAACGAGTGGGGCATGGACAGAAGAAGACGAATATTATCGTATGTTGGATAAATATGAAGAGTTTGATTATTTTGAAGAGGAGGAAATGCAATGAACTTCACTAAAGAAAGATTGGTTATCATCAAAAAAACACTGACAAAGAAAGAAACGTCTTATGGCAACCCCTTGACCATGCTAACCGAGATAGCGAAACAATGGACAAAGTATCAAGTCCGTGTCCATAACGCAACCGATGTAGCGTTTATGATGGCGAGACTTAAGCAATGTCGGATTGATTATTTAGTCAGTGTGTTAGAGAAAGAGCTTGATGGTTTTAAGATAGAAAACGGAGGCAGGCTTGCATACAATGGAGCCTTTAGAACCTACAGACTTAGTTTACAAGACTTAGAAGAAGAATACGTAGAATATAGGTTTATTGGAATATGTCCTAGCTTAGATACTTATCAACAAATGAAGAATTTATTAGACTCTTTACTTGATCGAGATTGCTACCTTTATCTAGCCCATCAATTTAAGGAGGAAACGCCATGAGTTTATTATAGCCGTATTAGCCACGCTGTGGGGCTTTTTATTTATCTATAAGGTCATTACCTTACTTAGACAATGATAGCCTCTCTACGGGCTTATTCTAACCCCTAATCAAATAACCAAAGCGATAACCCACTACTTCTCCATTGCCCCAAATCAAATCAATCTAACTAAAATTAATTTTCTCTCTTATTAGATATATATATTTAGATTATATAATTAGATTATATATATGACAGTTATAAACCCTTTCCATGACATCTATAGCTATTCTTCCAAGACAGTTATAGCCAGTGGAAAACACTAAATGTCTCGGAAATACCCAAATTGTGGATAAGTCTGTGGATAACTCAATAAACCATGACAGTTAATATTATTTTGAGAGTGGTTAGTGCGTTTTCTGCACATACCACTTAAGGTTAAAATGGAAGTATTTAGTAGGATATAAGATAAGTTTTTTGTAATTTCTTGATTTTAGGCGAAAAAAATTGGCTCAATCAGTGGAAAATAATTTTCGAGCGTTGCTTTCGTTTCTATTTTTTCCTTGTTTAGCCAAACTAGCAATAAAAGATTTAGCTTCTGCCATGGTCGTAGTGGGTATTTTTTGTCTTGCCGCTTCCTTGACTGCCATCTCTATTTTCATTCTAATTCTTTCTGGCCCGGACATTTCACGCTCTGGCGTATCGATAGGAGCAACAGGAGCGCTAAGGGGTTTTTGTATGGGCTTAGGGGCTTCTTGGATAGATTCAGCCTGATAGGGCGTTTTCCCCTGCATCTCAAGCGATTTAAGCTTAAAGGACTTCGTTTGATGGATATGCTTTTGTTGAATGCCAATGGCGAGTAAAAGAGAAGGATTAAGTTTGATCTTCACGATCTTATGATAGTTATTGTTTTCAATCGTGACCAGGCTAATATAGCCTTCTTTCACTAAATCAACGATTGATCTGTGGGTTCGTCTTAACCCAATACCTGACCACTTCGATAGTTGTCTCACTGTAATATCTGCCATGCAATCATATTCAAGGCTCATCCGATTAGCCAACACTTGGATTGAACACATAATAGCATGACGCCGATCTTTTCGTCTTGTTTCAAACATATTACGCCCTTTATCCATGATCTTTTTAGCGGCATCACACACCCATCCCACCATATCAGGCGGTTTCCCCATCCAAGCCGGACGTTTATAAATTGGATATGTAGTACTAGTCATTCTTCTATAATACCCACTTTTTCCTCACCTTTCAATACCGTATAATAAGGACACCCTCTAAAATGAGCATCCGCCACGTTTAGATAAAATCGAAGAATCAATTTTTTCTCCACCATCTCATCAAGAACGATACTTAATTTGTTCTTATTTATCATCGGGTAGGTGTGTTTAATATAGTTATTATAGAGTTGATTGAGTGTCATTGAATATTTAATCTGATTGCATCTATTAGTTTTTTTGTACCACATTTTCCATTCTTTCAGGCACTCTATTATCTTAACTTGAAGCTGCTTATAAAAATTAAGCAAATAATCGTCTCTCTTCATATATAATCTATCCAACCTCTCTCATAATCTTTACTTTTCTTTGGCCTCTCTATATTTATCTTTATCAGAATAAATCAGATCGTAGCCATATTCGATCACATCGCCATCATCATCAAGCCATTTACCGTCTGCCAATACACTCATTTGGTCGACAAAACTTAACTCACTCATTAATTTTTTCATACTATTTCTCCAGAATATCTTTCATCACCCAATGCACATTTCGATTAAACAACAAGTAATCTTTCTCAAGAATTTTATATTCTAAATCACAACTTTTAGCTAACAAATAGGCAACCTGACAGAGTGGAAAGAAAAAGTTTTCCATCTCTCGATATTTGGTAGCATAATAATAAGGAGCATTATCTTTTATCTCCATTTGCTCATCATGGATTAACTCTATATAATCACATGACCACATATCATCATGCCATAATTCTTTAGCCCAAGTAGCCTCAATCTTTTTATACATCTCAATATACTTAGCTTTTCGATCATTGTCGGCCAAATAGGCCTCCCCGGCTTGACGTTCTTCTTGTGATAACTTAATCATTTAATCACTCCTATCCTCTCAATTCCTTGTAAAAACACATTGTCTCGCTTGATATGCACGATTAATTTATTCTCATAATGCAATTGAGAGACGATCTCGGCAATATGTCTATCTGTAACGTCTGGGAAAGCATTCCTTATGGGCTTGAATATGATTTCATACCCAACCCATTCAGAGGCATCATAATGCGTCATCTCCAGCAAACAAAAAGTTGCTATATCCTCATCTTCTTCTGTCCAGTCTTCTCGCTTCAATCTCATCTTTTATTATCCCTACGATATGTCTTAGGCTATCCGGTATCTGCTTGGTTCTCTTCCATGCCTTATCAGGTGGGCGCCATGATGGCATAATCTCAATATAAGGACACAGTATTTTTCTTAATTTAAAACGTTGGGAATCATATATTAAAATATAATCATCCGAACTATATTTTAACTCGTAATCGGTACTGGATGCCTTTAAAATAATTCCTTTTTCCTCGGATTTCATTTTATGAATAACCCAATTCTCATCCTCATAAATCACCATTTTCAATAAACTCCTTAGGCAAATTGCCTTCTCTAACCATTTCTTCTAAAACAGAAATAGCCTTATCTACCTCCTCTTCGTCTCCTTTTTTATATTCTCTATACGTGCCATACACCCCATTATACGCCTCTTCTATCAAATAATGATGTTCTATCCAGTCAACTTTTTTATTTTTAAAACGAATCACATAAATTCTGTCTCCATATATTTGATATCCTTTATCGACTATCTCTTCATCCTCTTCCGTCCAGTCTGCTCGTTTTAATCTCATTTTCTAAGGCAATTATCCTTCACAATTTTTCTAACAGTTTTCACTATCTTTTTATCCACAAAATCTGGCATATCGTCTGATAAAAATGGGAAAACGTCTGTGCAACCATCACAAAAAAATTCTGACGTTATATACCGATTGCACACGATTCTTTTTTTATTTGAATCAAACTGAAAAACCATCCAGAAATCCATAAACGTATCCAATCCTTCTTTGTTTGAAAATTTAAGCCCTATATCATAATCGATTGACTCCTCCTCGTTATTCCAATATCCGTGCTTATCCTTGGTCAGCGCTTTCTCTTCGCCCACATTAAACGTATGCACAAACCATTCTTGATCCTCATAAATCACCATGTTTTAATTTCCTCCTAAAATGGTATATCATCCTCAAATACAGCCCTTTCAGCCTTAAACGGATGTTGTTGTTGGGAGGCTGGCTGTTCTTGGGATTTTTTACTGTCTAGCATTTTCATGACTTGCCCAACAATCTTAGTGCTATAACGCTCATTACCTTCTTTATCTGTCCACTTTTCAGTACGAAGGCTACCCTCTACGTAGATTTTAGAGCCTTTGGTTAGATACTTCCCTATGATGTCTGCGATTCGGCCAAAGAATACAACCGTGTGCCATTCGGTGCGTTCTTTGGTCTCTCCAGTCTGTTTATCTTTCCATTTCTCGCTCGTAGCCATCCTCAAATTCGCCACATTTTTACTCTCATTTAATGGCTTCACTTCGGGTTGCATGCCCAAGTTACCAATCAATATCACTTTATTCACACTCATTTTATTTCTCCTTTATTTTGACTACAATGACATGGACCACGCATCTTGTCAGGGTGAAAAACAGCATAGCCACTTCCTACGGCAAAAAGTAGAGCCATAAGGGTGAGTAAGCCAATAAATAAACACGTTACATAAATTTCAATTATTTTATACATCCTCACTCCTCAACCATTTATCAACATTTTCTTCTGTTATTTCTTTTACATTAGAATAATATTCTAGCATTTCTTCGTCAGGTATATTTTTCATATATTTTCGATGTTGATATATATCACGCATTAAATAACACAAAAACCCCAGACCCACTAAAGCATTAAAGCCCCCCCAAGCCCACACATAACAAATTATCATTTTTTATCCCCTAACACTACCACGCCAGTACCTACGGTTGCCCCAATGATAGTACCCATTGTAATATCTTTATCCGCATTAGGTGTTAGATAATAAATTGTCGTCTTAACTGCCATTAATAAGACCAAAAATATGACACTCATGATTAAAAACTCTTTCATTTATCTTCTTCTACCTCGCCTAAACGCTTGATACAACTTATCGTCCTTTTCTGTCCAATTATCCACTTGATTAGGAAGATCAAAAATCAATTGATTCAATCCCACTTGCAATGCTTTTTCATTTTTGAGGAGTGCTTTAAAATAGACACTCTTTGAGAAAAAAGGCAATTGACCATTTGTTTCAATATAGATTTTCAGGGAGAAAACAGATATGGGATACATTCGCAGGGTTTTCTCCAGTAAATCGCCTATGCTTTTCATATGAAAATACACACTGGATTTTTTACATTTAAATTTATCTACCACGACATTCAGTTTACCCCGGTAATAGCCATGGCGTGTCCATTGTTCATAGGCACATTGAATCAGTCTTTTTGTACTTGGGCTTCTATCTTTCATATGTTTACATCAATTAATTATCGCCATATAGAGGAAGGCATCTAATCGCACCTTCCTCATGGCACTAAGGAGATTACTATGAAAAAATTAACTTAAATCAATTTCTCTCATGAGTTTGAAATTTAAGTTCTTTTTCAGAAAACAATAAACTAATGTTAATTAGGTTACTAAGGATTGTCAAGGAATTTTTTAAAAAAAGTTGGGCAGAATTTTTTTGCCCAGTGTAAGGCTTTGATCTGTCTTTATTTTTTCAACTGTCCTAAAAAATCGGACAGTTCATAAATGGTCAAAGAATGCCAAGAGGCTTTGCCATATCGCTTAGCCTTGAACCAGTTTGTTGGAAGGGAGATAATATGATATCCACAAAGAAAGGCCACCAGATACTTTGCTCGGTCTTTAATATAACCCAACGCATGAATATGTCGCCCCCCACTAAATAAACCCCCGTCTATCTCAAAGATCAGTTTGTGATCAGGCAACATGAAGTCATAGCGAAAACGACTAATGCTCCGTTTAATGTTAGGTTGCATGAAAGAGGGCAGTTGTGCCATCTCAAGATCGGTAAGGGCATATTGTTGAACATAAGAAATATTGATCTTATCCAACATGCCAGCGAACTGTAGCTCAAATTTACTAGTTTCTTTGAATTTCATCCTCTTTTTATAAGCACTCGAAATAAACTTGTTTTCTTCATTTCTCCTCCAACGCTAATCGTTTTTGCTCGTCAAAACTTTTCTGTACTTCTCTGATCGTGATTTTGTCGCTATAAAAAAATAAGGCTTTTGCCGCCCATGTAATATTCGTTTCCTCCTCAACAAATTCTTTCACCTTTGGAAAACAACTCAATACTTCATCAGGAAGCAACACACTATCTTCAAACCTCAACTTAAAAGGCAAAAGGGAAAATCCATAATAATCGGGCGATAGTAATACTTTCTGTACAAAATCAATTTTACTAGTCGTGTAATGATAGAAAGAGGCCTTTGATATTCCTACTTTCGCTGCTAATACATTTATGGATATACCATAAAAGCCTTTATCTAAAATTAACTGATAAAATTCATTACAAATTCGATCAATCGTGGTTCTTTTTGACATAATGTCTCCTTAAATTAAGTGAATGATAGGTATATTATACCAACTAACTGCTAGTAGGCAAGGAAAAATCAATCTTTAATAATAACAAATTAAGTGCAGTAATTCTTTCTAATCGGGAATCAGGAAGTGATCGGGAAAGTTTTTTTAATTTTTATGTGTTTTTTAATCTGATTTTTTATGGTTTCTTTTCTTCCAAAGCTTTTTGATGGAAGGCACAACAGGCTCCGTGCCAAAGGCAATAATAAGCAGGACACAATAGAGTAAATTTTCTAGCCATGTCAGATTCTTTATTTGATTATAGTTATAGACTGCTCGATCTATTTGATTGGTATCTCGTTTAACGGCCACCTTCGTTTCATTTTTACCTAAGTGAGTATTAATAGAAGGTAGCTTCGAGGGAAGGTTTTTAGGCAACAAAGAGCAAGAGTTCAGGAAAAATCCACAGAGTACCAACAAAAAAATAATTAACCATTGCATCGTAATATTTGTCCTTCTAATTTACCTATACGTGTTGAAAGGTTTTTGTCGATATCACTTTGTCTGTTTCTTATATCTCGCAGTATGTTTGATACGTTGTCTCTTTCGTTATCAGCATGATTAATATAATCATTAAAACTTGTGCGAGTGACCACTGATTGATAAATACTCTCTAAGGTCATTATCTTACCTCCCATCATTTTTATCTGTTCTACCATTTGATTTAATTTAATATGATTATGATACAAAGAAATGCCAAGGCTGTTAAGGCCGTGAAGCAGTAGGCCAAAAGCACTAATAAGCAATGCCTGAATAATTTTTTTTTATAGCAACTAAGCCATTCCTGAAATTTATCCCACACGTTGAATTACTTTATCCACATTGAGTCCTGATGCTAAAATCACTAAACTATCTTGGTTGATATTCCCATTGCTATTGTAATCAGCGTGTAAATCAAATTTAATCACTTCGCCATTTTGATTAATCAAAGTGCAATCATCGAGTTTAAGCGTTGCATTAGATGTCATTAGTTCATAATCAGCACTCGGTTGCATATTAGGCGTAAAATAGCCTCCTGTGGCAATAGAGCGAGACGGATTACCAACGGATGGCACTTGCAAATCTGTATTTTCACGGCCTTTGTAATAGCCTGTAAAATGGAAATAAATAATGGGGGGTTCTGGTAAATTAGTCTCCACTGATAAATGCAATTGTCTGTAGGTGGGATGCCAATTTAATTGAACGATGGCTCCGTTGGTATTAAATACGACTGTAAAAATTAAATGGGCAATACTAAGTTCATTTGCCGCAATTTTTCGTTGTACACTAAAACTCATTTTTTTCTCCTTACGCTAATGAATGGCAAATAATTTCAACAATCGCGCTGGCTATATCAGCCAAAGGATTTAATGTCTGCGTTGCCGTTATTGAAATCCAAGGAGTGTCGCTATTATCTCCTGATGAATAAACTCGCATGGCATAAATTCTAGATGCCTCAAAAAGAGAAGGTGGGATAATAAATGTATAACTTATTCCCGGTGAATTAGTACCTAAAGCTGGCGAATGATAAACCCGATAAGGCACTTCTGAATACGTTAAATTCGTTAAATTAGTAACCTCATAAAGTTGAAATACTAACTTTTGAGGATTTACAGTAGGCCCTAATCTTTCCAACCCAAACTGAAAAGAAAGCGAATAACGCCCTGTTCTCAAAAATTGTAGAAAGTATCCATTTTCGGTGAGGGCTCCTGCGTAAGTAATTAAGTTGCAAAAATTACTATTGGTTTTCTCAGTCCCAAAATTAACATTTTTAATATCAAAAAAAGGAGAAATTTGTTGCGATTGGGGTGATGATGGGTATCTTTCTATTACGCGAGGGTAAGAGTTAACAGACCTTCGACAATTGGTTATCAATATCTGTGGGGAATTTTTTCCAAGTAATCCTCCTCCTTCTTTTACAATATTATCCAATAAACCCACCTGACCTACCATCACGTTGTCAAAATGTACTGAATCAGGAGTACCCAGATTATTGGCAACCGCTGCAAACGATATGTCAAACGCACTAATAGGGTCAACTAAGCAATCCCGATACACTTGTTGAGTTGTGTTTGATCCGCTAATACTTAAAAAATCTGAATTGGATGAGAGTGTTGTAGAAGATGCTCGCAATCCATCCCCATAGACATACCTGATATTATTAATAATAATCGGGTCATACACATTGATAATTCTTGCCCCTTTTTGAATATTCAAGGTAACATTCGATGAGGAATCACCAGCCATTAACCCTAACGTCTCCATATTCTCAACTATAAAATGAGAACCCAATGTCCAAGTTGATTGACCTAAAAAATTGTTTTGTACATTAAAGAGCCAAGGATTCAAAAGGGGTGTCAGAGAGCCACAATAGATGTCCAGATAAAAATGCTTAAATCCATCGCCACCTGCAGAAAGATTAAAAAATAATCCATCACTAAACGTACTATAAAGCCCAACATTCTGCCCAAAAACGGAATCATAGAGATTAGTAAAGATGAAAGATGATTCACCTACGCCTGCATCTTCTGTTAAATGCAACTTAAGAGACGGGATAATGGGAAAAGCTAAAATATAATGCCCAGGTTTTAATAAGTAACAGGATTGACCACTGACATCGCCTATCTCGCCTAAATCACTTTCTGTTTTAATCACATAAGTAGGAAGGGAGCCTTGTTGAATGCCGTCACAGCCAAACCGTTGGGATACATCTCCCACATTAATGAATGCTTGGCCTATATTGACTTGGGCTTGATCGACTTGTTTTAAGTTATTAAGAGTGTCAAATTCTTTTTTGAGACGCAAAAGGTGTGATTTTGGGTTTTCTTTATCTTTCCTGAAGAGGTCTAGACTTTGTAATTGTTGATTCACCCATTGATTTCGAGCCTTTTTTGTTTTATTTTGATTTCCTGTGTCATCTAATGCCCAATGAGCATCGGGAATCCGTTTATTGTATGCCTCGATTGTCTCATTATCTTTAACTAAATAGTCTTTTAGTCGATTTTTGCAATCTTGAGTATGGACGCTGTGCATGGTTTCTCCTTCAATTAGTCGTAATTAATGCTTCATCTCCATTAGTTGTGATGGGATTTCCGAGATTATCCGTAATACCTGCTGGCACAGGGGGCGGTACGTTGTTGCCATAAATCACCACTGACACCAATTGATCCTCTGGACTGATGATATAAAATTGGGTGGCGGTATTAATAAAAGTGCTTCTCAAATTAATCGCTGTCCAAGGTGAATTAGGATTCACAAAGGCGACATTAGAGACAGGCACAGGACTGCCAGGTGTAGCAGGTGCTATGACAGGTTCATCCGCACTCACTCCTACAATCCCACTGGCTGTGATCAAAGCGTATTGATCATAAGGTAAGGTAATAGGAATGGTATAGAAAGCATTCGGATTAGCAATGTAAGACGATAAGGAAGCGGTATAAGTGGCTTCAACATTGAGCGTTAACACATTCGCAAATTGGTTATTTTTATCTCTGCCATTTAAAAAATTCTTAGCCACATTCTCTCTCCTATAAAGTCATATAATAGGCTAATTCATCTGGAAATGATAGCCCTACATCAGCTGCTTTAGGAATTCCAGCCACTCCTCTTTCAATACTATTTGCTAATGCCAAAGCAATTTGCTGAATAGTATTAGAACTCTCAAATGGTACATAAATAACCTTTCTAATACTCGATGGATTAGCAGGCCTTAGTTGACCAGTATCCCAAAATATTACATTAAAAGAACTCATGCCATTTGATATTTCTAGAATATCACCATTATTGGGCGTAGCGGCCACAGTAATTTGATATAAAAAAGGATTATTAATATGTATTCGATATAATCTAGCCATCTCTGCTGGTGTTTTATTAAAACTTAATTCAGAGAGTGGAATAGTCAGTGTAGAGGTTGTGCCTGTTGGACCATTAGGCCCGAACTTAATCACTCGAGCAGGATTAACGGGCTGTGTTCCTGGATTATCGGTTGAACTATTGTAAGAGAAATAATTACTACCATAGGTAGCGGCATTAGTAATAGATTCAATGGCTTCATAAGGGTTAATAAGGCCAATCTCGTTAGAAGATACGATAATATCCGCTACAACTCCCCCCCCACCTGGTTGTTCAGCAACAAATGAACCACTAGATTGCCTCTTTATATATCGGGTAGGGTTACTAGAAGGTAATGTAAACTCAACAATAGCAGGGGTAGAGGGCGAGCCTATTGAAATGACATTCACACCTAAGTTATTCCAGAAATTCAGAAAATAATTAACATTAAAACCGCCAGCGAATTCCGCCCTCAAACTATACACTCCATACGAACTAATAATAGGGGACTGCTCTGGTGCGTTTTCTACTATGTCATTACCAAAAACAAAAGGATTATAGGCTTGTGGATTAGTTTCAAAATTATCAGTAAATGTCAGTCTAAGTTTACCATTACCCATGGGATAAGCTTCCAGCCCATAGATTAATTCATCTTGTGATTTAACTAAGGTAACTCTAGGAGTCGCCAATGATGCCCAAGCGGAGGCTGGCCTAACACCAATCCCAGTTTCCACATTTACTTGATTATCATTAACGCTATCAATAACTGCTAAAAAGGTAAGTCTAGACTCTAATAAAACATTATCCCGCAAATAGTCAATAATACGATTACTTACTGTATAACCTGCTGGTTCATCTCGTACAAATTCAAAGCCCATCCCTAAATCATCTTGTGCTCCCATTGGACTAGCCCATTTATTAATCTGCTGTCCTGCACTTTCTTGCTTGCTGATTAAAATAATCTCGCCTGTTTTTCTAAGCGGTTGATAACTTGAATCTTCCTCACTAAAAGTCGCAGGCAATCCAGTGATAGGGTATATTGGGTCATCTGCTAAACGATTAAGACCTCTGGAAAAGAAAGATTTAGCCGCATTTTCACTATATGCTAATTCGGTAATATCAAGTTGACCTAATGAACTTAATTGGAGCCAAGTACCTGTAAACCCATATTCAAAATCAGTATTCAGTGGTAATTCAATAACTAATAATAAAGAGTCATTATTGGAATAATTAGTGTCTACTAATGAAGGCACTGTGAAAAGAACTGTTTGTTGAGTTCGAGAGGGCGTTAGTGTGATAGTACCAATAGTTATAGGGGCTTCCTGGACACCATTTTTCTCTCTGATTAAACGGACATTTAATACCGGACTTGTGCCATCTAAGGTTCGCCCAAAAATAGAGAAAATTAATTGCTGATTCTGAAAGTAATTATAGTTACCAATAATCATAAGTAATTCATTAGTCGTTTGCCCGGAAATATTGTTTGTGCTTCTTAGGACAACCTCATTTTTAGGATTACCTTCCACCCCATCCAAAGACACATTATTATAGCGATAAGTATCACTATAATCGGATTGAGTAGTTATGTTTTTCCATATCCAACCACCACCAACGGGCGTTTGAGCAGTGGCTATGCTACGATAGTCTGAAAAATCACTATAGATCACATAATCAAATCCATAGGTAGGCAACAGATTACCCAAAGGAATTTCTGTGTCGCCTCCACCACCCTGACTTGAACTTGGCAAATAATTCTCAAGGGTTGCCACCAGATTATTAAACTTGTCTTTGATGACAACATAATAGGGCATATCAATGAGATAAATAGGAGGCCATGACCCATTGGCATCGAGTAAAATGGGATTCGGATTTAAAACAGTCAAGTCTCGATCATTATAAGTATTTTGAAAGGTAATTTTATCGGTATTGTCGTAAAAGAGAATTTGGCCATAATCGAGAGGATCTCCAGCGTTT